GCAAGGAGTAAACAGAGAAAAACAAGAGTCTGCAGCGGGAAGGTAAACCCTATGCCCATCGTACTGAACGTTTTAGTGTCCAGCGTGCGGCCGTAGAGTCTCATCTTGCTGATCCTACCAAGCTTAAGGGCGGATGCCCATGGGCGAGGAAGGAGAAGGTCTACCAAGTGGCAAGTGATGTTATCACTAGCCATACTTTGGTCTGCAGTCACAAGCGAACCTGTGATTGAGCCGATTCGAGCTAATTGACCATGGGCATCTTGAAGATGCTTGATGTCATACCCGTATCTTCGGAGACGGCCCTCGATGACGCGCCCCAGGCCACCAGTGTACAGAGTGCCAATGGTGGTGTTCGGAACGATCATTCTAAGGGATTTCCAGGTCTTGTCGACAAGAACGGCCTCGACCTCGTCAACTTCACGGTAGGGTGGCTTGCTAAAAAGCACTGCCCTTCGCTGGCCATATAAATGGCCAGGTCTATGATAAGAAGAAAATATCTTGTCATACCACGTGATGTGATCGAGAGAACCCGTTATAGGCGCCTCAAAACGCTCGCTTTCGCAAGCTTTTGTTAGAGGTATGCCAACGGACGACTTTTTGCCGAACGTTGCCTCATCCATGACTTCCAGAGGGTCAAAATAACCCAAAATCTGGTCCACATACCCACGAGCCCCAAAAACTATCGATCTCACGATCGGGTCGTCTGGGAACTCGAAGTTCGACAGCCGCTCTTGATTATCCATGAATTTCTTCACGGAGTCCTCTCTGAGCTGAGCTGGAGTATGGAGGTCATGTTGAAACTGATACTTTTTCAGAAGCGAAAGCATCTGATAGAGTATCTTGAAGTGATAGGGTTGATGAACCTTTTCACCTAACGCCAACTGGCGGACTTTGACCACGTTGCGAGAAGCAAAAGCTTCGGTGACAGCGTCGCAGTCTGGACCAGACCAGAAGGGCTTGAAGTCTTCGAGTAGATGATCCGCGAGTTTCCAAGCGAATTCATCGAAAACGAATGGTTTTACGTCTTTCACGGTTTTCCTTCAATGAGTTTAGAAAGGAGAAGAAAGGGCTCTAGGGAGTCCCTGAGACCACTTCCGCGGGCCGCACACTCTGGTTCGACACTACCGTGAAAAATATCACGGCAAAGATCAAAACCATTGCGATAAGCTTAAGAAAATTATCCACAGTGCCTCCAAAATCTCCGTGAGGAGACTAGACCAGTCCATGGCTTACGCCATAGATCCGGTTGCCCAGAAATTGTCGGTGTCCGAATCGCCGGCGAGCATTTGTGATGCAAGCTTATTGAAGTCGGTCGCATTGGCGGCGGAAAATTCGGGATGAACTTCCCTGCTGATGCGAAACACGTTGAAGACAACGGCACCGGATGCAAGCAACATCGGAATCACAAAAGTGATTTCCTTCTTGTCGCGAGTGTAAGTGCCATCGCTCAACAATGTCGGCGCCTTGTACTTAAACGTGACGTTTTCACGTACACGATAGTCGGCGGTCGCCGGAACCACCAGATGCACACCGTTATTGACGGTCAAACCATCGTCTGCGAAGACTTTGGCGGTGCCTCCTGAGGGCGTAATGGTGGCGCCCGTGAGGAGTGACATGCTTTTCAAAGGCATGATTTTTCACTTTCTAGTGAAGCCTGCGCCTCTGAGCAGCTCGAGAATGAGTGCCAGATGGTCGCGGGTTTGGTTTACGGAAAGATCTTTCGGATTCCAAGTCGGAACCGAAAACGTGCTCACCGACGGGTTGGCTGTGCGTTCGAACGTCCGGTGCCGAT